TTACGATGTTTACCAGTCATGATTTTAATATTTAAACATCGTTGTAATGGTCTTTGAATTACTTCTGTGATAACAACACCATACATTCTATTTTGTACATCTTGTTCACTATCCCAAAGAAACCATAATTGCATTTTGTTTTCTTTAATCCATTCTTTAAAATGGTTTTCGTTAGCATAACCATTAGATCTAGCAAGAGCATTAGCTATTAAACCTTTACAGTGATGCCAAACACTATCAATATTTTCTTTTGGTATTTGTACCAGTTCAATCACGTAATTTCTAAATAAGACACAATAACATGTAACTGATTACCAGCTGATGCTTGTGCTTTAAGTATTTCTCCTGCTGATAATACTAAAGGTTGATTTAATAGTTCTAATGTTTGTTTAGCACTAAATGCTTTATCTTTATATAAGTTAAAAATATCAGATCCATTAACTAATGTTAATGTCAATGATGGTGTACTACCTGCATCCTCTGATGCTATTATAGATTTTATAATAATTGTAGATCCACTTGCTGCTGTTAGTACAGAAATAAGATTAGTATTAATTAAATCTACTTTAGCGTTTTTGTAAATGTTAGCCATCTTTTCCTTCTTCAACTATATAATTATAAGTTTTTAATTGACTATCTCCTTTGCCAATAACTCCTATTGGAACAACATTAAAAGCTATTGAATATCTATCCTTTTGGCTATTATTTTTTCCTACTGCATGAAACATCTCAGATGGAAATAAAACTATTTTATTATCTGAAGGTTCAATATAAAAATCATCTGAATTTAAAACATTTTGTTCGCTAACTATTAAATTATTTCGTTTATTTTGAAACGAACTAAATCTTAAATTTCCGCAATTCTTATGTGTGTCAGCATAATAAATACCACTATAAAAACAATTATTGTGATTATGCCAATGAGATTGATTTCCTGGTTTTGATTTAGCAACCCAAGAAGTAGTTATTTTAAAATCATTATAATTATACTTCATAGTATTTTTCATGAAATCATTTACAATTTCTATTATTTTAGATTTTAAAAATTTTAATTCTGGTTTATCTAATAGATACATTTCAATTGAAGATAATGGTAAATTTTCATTATCAACATTAATTCCAGCTTCTTCGTAATTTTCTTCTTTTAAAAGATTTAAAATTTTAATTCTTTCTTTTTCAGATAAATTTAAATTCCCTGTTGAAAGAACTTTAGAAAATAATTGAAAATATGTGTCTATCATTATGCCACATATCTTATCACAATAACTCCATCAGCACCAGCACTACCACCATAGTTGACTTCACCGCCACCACCGCCACCGCCAGTGTTAGCTACCGCACTTGCAGGTGGATAGTTTTGTGCTCCACCTCTTGCACCACCACCAACTCCAGGTGTTTGAGGTCCACCATTAGGATTTTGATGTGATCCACCACCACCACCAGCAATATAAAGTGTTCCAGTTGAATTTGCAGTTGTTGCATTGTTGTTACTGTCTGTACCAGCAAGAGCTCCTTTTAAAAATGCTGCTGTTTCTTCTGCTGCTGTGCCTAATGGATTTGTTAGAACTATAAAATCTCCTTTTCCATCTCCACCTTCTTGGTTGTGTCCAGGAGCACCAGCTCCTCCGCCACCTCCACCAGGATTGTAGCCATTAAACCAACCAGCACCACTATTTCCATATCCATATCCAAGTCCGCTTTGGTTGCTACCTCCACCGCCACCAGGTGATCCTCCAGAGTTACCTGATGAGTTTCCACCACCAGATCCTCCACTTCCACCACCACCTGAGTTTCCACTTCCGAAACCACCACCTTTTGCAGTGTGTGAATTAAATGTAGAATCGCCTCCTGAATTACCATTTCCATTGTTAGGTTGAGCAGCTCCTCCAGAACCAACTACAGCTTGATAAGTTCCAGCAGATAAAGATTGGTTAATAAACCATACAAGACCACCAGCTCCTCCTCCGCCTCCTCGGCTTTTTCCTCCACCGCCTCCGCCACCAACAATCATGTAGTCAATAGTTTTAGCACTTGGAAGTATAAAGTTGCCAGTTTGTGTAAATTTATGAATTTTATAATTAACACTATTATAAGTATAGGTAGCTTCATAATCACCTCCAGTAATAGTATTGTCTTTAATAATAATACTAAATGCTCTGTCTGCATTTTTTGAATTTGCAGTTGCTCTTAAAGTAAAGCTTAGTGTAGTATCTGAATTTACATCATTAGGAGAACCACTGATAATTCCATTTGCTGATCCAATAGATAATCCTGCATTAGCTAAAACAGAAGCTGTTTCTGAATAGGCAATTGTATCTCCATCTGGATCTGTTGCAGCAACTGTAACATGATTTCCAGAGGCATCATCGTTAATAGTTCCTAAACTACCAGCTGATGTAGTCCAACTTGGCGAAGTATCTACATTAATTTGATTTTGAAGTGTTGCATTTAATCCATTCGTATTTGTAACTTTAACACTGTAAGGTTCTTGAGCATTTAAAAAAGATGATTTAGGTGCAACTGCTGTTATTTGCGTTGAACTATCTACTGTTGTAGATGAAGCATCAAAACTAACACCAGCACCGCCAACAAAAGTTATAATTGCTCCAGAGTTAAAGCTTGTACCAGTAACAACTATTGTTTGATTGCCTCCTGCTCCACTATCAACTTCTGTAACGTCAACAGATGTAACTGTTGGTGGTTCATCAATAGTTTTAAAAGCATTACCAGTGTAATACTCAGCCAATCCAGTTGTTGTATTAAATCTAAATTGTCCAGTTGTACTGCCTCTTTGAGCAGTTGTACCACTCGCAACTTTTGTTCCTTCAGTTCCAGTATCAACTATGTTTTCAAAATTAGTTCCTTTTATATTTCTGTATTTAGTAGTCATAATTATTTATCCTTTAGTAACCATCCTTGAGTTGCGTTGTAATAAACTAAACCTAGACCAGCTCTTTCTGTTTCAACATCTAAGTCTGCAGCTACTCCTTGAATTTTATGTGAGTTTCTATCTACTGTTAGTTTATTTGTGTCAAATGTTCCTGAAACATCTAAAAATCTAATTTCATCTCCAGCACTAGCTGATGATGGTAAAGTCGCTGTTACTGTGTTTGAAGAAGTATCTACAAAATAATTTTTTCTTGCTTCTGCTGTAAAGTTTGCACTTTTACTTTCCCAAACTGCACCTAAAGCACTAGCTGGTAATCTTGCTTCTGCTACAGTACCACTTGCTAAATTACTTGCATTTAAAGCTGTTAAACTTGCTCCTGCTCCAGCAACATTGGTAGCTGTAAGATTACCAGTAAAATTAATAGTTCCTGTACCATTAATTGTATTTGAGTTTAAATCTAAATTTCCACCAAGTTGAGGTGTACTATCATCAACTACATTTGCAATTCCTGGTGCAATAGATGTCCAAGAAGAACCATTATAATATTTTAAATTATTATCTGATGTATTGTAGGCTAAATCTCCAGCATCTAGTGAAGATGTAGGGTCTGAAGAACCAATTCTGTATTGATTAGCAAAACTATTTACGTCTGTAATATTTGTAGCTACAGTATTTACGTTAGCTATAGAACCACCTACTAAATTTACATTAGTTATTGAACCACCTGTATTATTAACATTAGTTATGTTTGCAGCAACAGTTGTTAAATTATTATTTACAACTGAAATTGTATTACCCATGCTGTTTCCATGTTGGGTACAATAATATCTTAATGAGTTTGGAGCATTAGCTGCAACAACAATCGTAACTTTAGCTCCTGCATTTCCAGCAGTTCCAGTAGTCGTAACTCCAGTCGTATATGAGTTTCCAGATCCATCTTTAAATGCTAATGGATGACCTGAGTTTGAATTGTCTGATAAATCAAAAATATAAGTTCCTCCTCTGTCTATAGTAAGAGTAGGATTATTTGTTCCATCAATTACAAAAACATTTCCAGATCCAGGATTAGTAACTGTAACCGTAAAAGTCGTTTCAAGACTTAAAGCTCCAGCTAATTGATTAACATTAGTTATTGAGCCACCTACATTAGTAACATTAGTGTCGTTAGCTGCTACTGTGTTTATATTAGTAGTGTTTCCAGCAACTGTTGTTACATTAGATGATATTCCAGCTACAGTAGTTACATTTGAACTAATACCTGCAACTGTACCAATATCTGTTGCATCACCTGCTACTGCAGTAATATTTGAATCGTTATTTGCAACTGTTGTAATATTAGATGAAATACTTGCTACTGTTGTTACTTCAGTAGCTTTTGGTTGTAATCTATGAAATGTATAAGTATTTAATGTAGAAGTAGTTTCTAATAATACACCAAAACCAGCAGTTAAAACTGTAGAACCACATCCAGTTATTGTAACTGTATTTGATCCTTGTCCATTAGCAATAGTAACTGTTCCTGTTGATGGAGTTCTTGTTGAAGATATTTCTTTAATAGATACTATTGTACCTGTGCCATTATTAACATCAGGGTTAGCTGATGGAAAACTTGTTTCATTTGCAATAGCTACAAATCCACCTACATCATCTACTAAATCTATAACTCTTGCATCAATAGCTGCTGTTGTTGCTATATTATTATTATCTGATGACCAAGTATCGCCTGATGAAATAGTTTCTGTTGAATCTTGTCTAAAGTATCTTGCATCAGAAGCTGATGTTGTAAAAAATGATGTATCATTAGGAGTAGATGATGAATGTTCTGAGTTTGTAACTATAGTTGCATCTGCAATTTTATCAATTGTTACTGCATCATCAGCTATTTTTGCTGTTGTAATATTAGAATCTGCAATATGAGCAGTATCAATACTGCCATCTACATAATGCTCTGAATTTATACTATCATCTGCAATTTTAGTTCCATCTACAGCATCACCAGCAATTTTTGCAGTAGTTACATTAGCATCTGCTATTTTAACAGTAGTTACATTGGCATTTGCTATTTTAGAAGTTGTAATATTTGCATCTGCAATTTTTGCTGTTGTAACATTTGCGTCTGTAATTTTAGCTGTAGTTATTTGTGCGTCAGCTATGTGAGCTGTATCTATTGAACCATCAGTATAATGTTCTGAGTTTATAGCATCATCTGCTATCTTAGCTCCAGTTATAGCGTCAGCTGCAATTTTAGCTGTAGATACAGAATTAGATTTTAGATTAGCAGAATCAATAACATCTTCAGGTATTGAATTATTTGTTTGAGATAATGCTGCAAGATATATTACTAAAGTTTCACTTTGTAATGAACCTGAATCCCAAGTAACATTTACTGTTGTATTTGTTGAAAATGATGAACTAGATATAGTTCCAATTATTGTTCCTGTTGAAGATCCAACAGCTTTAATTCTTCTATTAGCATGATAAACAGAAGTAACATTAGCTCCTGCTATTGTAAATGATGTACCACTTGCATATGCAAATGTATGTGCACCATCACCATCACCATAAATTACCCATTGAGAGTCATTGTAAAACTCTCGTATATCAGCAGTAATGGCTCTAAAAGCATTGTTAATATTTGAAGGTAACATACCTTCAGCAATACTAACACCTCCTACTGAAGTATTATTACTAGCTGTTGTACTATAATCTTTTATTCCTGCCATTTATTCTCCCTTAACTCATAAACCAGGCGAATGCTTTATCATTCTCTGTATTATTTTTGTTAATTAATTCATTTACACTTTGTTCTAATTGTCTTTGAAAAAATTCTTGTGATTCAAATGAATACCTTACGTTATCTATGTTATTATCATCACTCATCTTGTTCCTGCTTTTGTTGCTATAAAATCAACTCCTTGTGCATGTGTAAAAGTAGTTCCTGCAGGTACTTTTATATTGGCTCTTATATATCTGCCAGATTTTCTTACAGGATTCAATCCACTTGCATTTTGAGTTACTGATGTTGATTCTGTTTCATCATCTGCAACTCTTTCTCTTGTTTTAACTGTTAATGTAGAGTTTCCATCTACTATAGGTCTAACACCTGTTATATTAGCTCTAAGTCCAGGAAAAGGTTCTAGTTCTGCTGTTTCTATTTCACATTCATTAGAATTACCTGAAAATATAGCTGCTTTAAAATTTTGATCTATAGCTCCTAAGAACATTTGACCACCATTCCAATAATCTGTATCTAATGCAGCATTAATATCTTCTAAGTTTTCAGATATAATATCCATTAGCTCAACTGTAAAAGCTCCTACAAATTGTGGAAATATTACACTTGTTTGAGCTTCTGCTAATGACCATTTTTTAGTTGCATAGTTATATATAATAATTCTATCACATAATCCTGATGCACCTGTGTTAGCTTTACTTGGATATGCCCACATAGCTAATTGATTAAATGGATCAGTAGCTGCTTTAATTCTATCTGTATATGCTTTATTAAGATCAAGATCAAAAAATCTATTAACTTTTTCTGCACCAATAGGTGAAATACTATCACCACTTAATTGATAAAATCCATCATCAGAGTAAAAGAATACTTGTCTGTTATCTTGACAAACTGTTTGTCCATAAACAGCTCCTCTATTTGGAGATATAACTGATAATCTAAATACTACAGCTCCACCAACATAGTCCATACGTATAATTTGATTTTGCCTAAATACATAACCAATTTCACCTGATGTAATAGCTACTATCTGTCCACCAGATCCAGGTAAATCTTGAGAATCTGATTGTTTACCTGACCATGTAGCTAAATCATTAATACCTGACCATTGTATTCTATTAGTATTATTTGTATGGTTACCTGTAATAAAAAAATCTCGAACAACACCTGAAACTCTAAATGTAGGTAATGATCCTGCTGTAACTATAGAACTTAGATTAGCAAAGTTTGTAGATGTTCCCATTAGATAATATTGTGGTGCATCTACTCCATTACTTGCAATTACATAATTACCAAATTGTGTAAATGTCCAAAAGTCTGTATCACCACCTGTAAGAGATCCTTTTCTAGATGTAAATGTACCTGATGCTAATTGATATATATTAGAATTAGTTGCAACAAAGTTAAAAATATTATTAGAATTATCTCTAAATGAACCTGCACCTCTTGCATTTGTACTTGTTGTATTTGTACTATAACTAACTAAAGATGGAAATCTTTTGTAAGATCCCATTGCATGATATACATTAGTTGCTACGTTAGCTCCCTGTTTCAAATGTTCAGGTTGATCAGGTAGCCATTCTCCAAAAGGTACTTGCATTATCTATTCCTATAAAATGATAAATCTGTTTGTACATCTGTTCTTTGTGTAACAGGTGCACCACCATATGTATCTTGTCTGTCGTTATTTTCACATCTTTCTAATGCTGTAGAATACATCTGTAACCATTGTCCTAATTGTTGTTGATCTATTCCACCAAGAAAGTTAGCTGCATGATATAAAGAACCATACAAATATATAGCTGGATGTTTACTTAAAATATAATTTGTTGTATT